AGTCGTAACTCGGGGCGGATGGTGACGTTGCCGTGGAGTTCTCGCTTTCACGGTCGGCGGCGAGCTCGAGAGAGTATGGGCGAATTCGAGGGGTCGGCACGATTACCTAAACGATCTGCGCACGCGCGTGTCACGACGCCCGTCTGTAGACTGGATGGCGCGGGTCGAGAGGCCAGCCATCGAGACCGACATCCGGGCGAAACCCGCGGATCTCGACAAGTCGCTTCCCGGAGTCGTGGCAACGTTTGCAGAGGCTCATGAACGGACCGAGCCAGAATTTGTTGACGTCGCCGTGGTGCGGCTCAACATGGTCGCAGACTGTCGCCGGCTCGACTATGCCGCGCTCTAAGCAGAACGCACACAGCGGATGTTCAAGAAGCTGGTGTTTTCTAAGCCGAGCCCAACGCGGCTTTGAATACTACGCATCCCACTTGGTCGGCCGGCCACGAACTGCCATGCGCTCAACTTATCCTTTGCACCGACTTAATACCGCTCGCCGCACGTTGCCGGAATGCCAAAGAACCATCAAAAGTTTTTGGGCAGTCGATGAGATCAGACTCCCGAATGCGCCGGCAAAATCGACGCGTCAGCAAGCAATGCACTGACGCGGGTGGTCGAGCGAGCCCGTTGTGGATCAAGAGCAAGTACTCCCCGATCGCACTCTAACGTCAACCGATGAGGGCGTCGATATCAATCGGCTTGGCCTGCAAGGGTGCGACGCCGATCGCCATCGCCAACGCCACGAGCCCGTCGATTTTTGCGGTGGACTTACGTTTGCTGGGTTTGCGGTTGCCTGCATCGTCCAAGACAATCACGGTATGGCTTACGCACATTGAAAGCACTGGGTGACCGCCATGCGCGAGGTTACCTTCCAGAAGAACCTGCTCCAGATCTCGTAGAGCCGGACTCATGCTCGCAACACCTTGGCCAAATTCAACGAAATGCTCCTTGATCAATTGCTCGCTGAAGCCTGCCCTAAGAAGCCACGGTTGCAGATGCCGAAAATTCCAGCGATCGAACGCGAGCTTTTGGACGCTATAGCGTTGAAACGTCTGACGCAGATAATGAGCGACAAATTCATAAGAGACAGTCTTGCCCGGCGTCAGTTGGAGATATCCTTTGGCCTGCCAGAGGTCGTACGGGACCCGTTCAGCGATTGCCTTCTCAGCCAATCCTTCAGTCGGCAGCCAAAACGTCGGCTGCACGTGCCATTTACCGGCACGCCATCCAATCAGAACCAGCGCCGTCAGATCGCTCACCGCAGACAGATCAAGACCACCATAAACCGGAATGCCTTCGAGCGGGGCCACTGGCCCGCCACACGCCTTCCAAACTGCCGGCGAAACGAATGGGCTCGATACCTCAACTCGCTGGTTAAGGATCAGATTGCGGTACTCGAGCTCACGCGAAGGCATGCGCTTGGCGTCTTGTGCCATGGCCAGAACTTCACGCGCGTTGAGAAATGTCCCGAACGCCGGATTAGCCAGGCGAATCGTTGCCTCGTCGAAAGGGTCAAGCTCGGGTGGCGCAGTGTAAAGCTTGACCACCGTATGGGGATCGTGGCCAGCCAGCGCATCATCGATCAGCACCGACATGAGATCGGCGTCGGTTGGCGCTTGCGTACTGATGATAATACTCAGCGGATCCTTCTGCGCACCACTCGCAGTCTCCAACGCCTCGTACAACGCGGACCGTGGGCCGCGGACTTGTCCCAGCTCGTCATGAATCACCAGCGCAGGGGAAAGGCCATAGGCGGTGGTCGCATCGGCGCTGAGCGCCCGGTAGCGTGTTCCCAACTCGGGACAGCTCAGTGATTTCGCGGTTTCCTGGATTGTCACCGCCTGCGACAGCATCGGATTCATCCGAACCATCTTCGCCGCCAGCGAGAAAATAATCGCCGCCTGGTCGCGTGATTGCGCTGCTGAGAACAGCTGCGAGTTCGGCCTGTTCTTTGCCGGCGGACCGCAGAGATGAGCAAGTAGCAGGCAGGCGGCAAACGTCGTCTTGCCGTTCTTGCGCCCGAAACTCAGAATTGCCCGGCGGGTGCCGACCGGGTTGTCGTAGATCCGCTCGATTTCGCGCTTCTGCCAATCATAGAGCTTGAGCTTCTCCCCGACGTGCTTGCCTTCTGGGACGAAGCAAACTGCCTCGATGAAGGCTATGATATCGGCGGCGCTGACCCTTCCCTCAATCTTAGACTTCTTCTTAGGCTTAGCCATTGGCCCTGATTTCCCACGGCCGCTCCTTGGCGGCATGCCCGACTTCCGTCTCGGAACTCCTGGCGCTCCAGCGCGATTTTGGTGTCAGGCGCAGCGATTGAGACAGCTGATTCACAGCCTTGGCTGTGTCGCGGTGAGCTTGGGCAAGCCTTGCAGCGCGTTCGCTTTCCCCAAGACGATCAGCCCTCACCCTGCGCAATTGCTCCTCGAGCACCTCCGAAATCACGATCTGCGCGCATAACCGACGCAGAACCGGCTGGCACTCCAGGCCGAACCAATTCGGCGGCATTGCGCCGACGATTTCCCGCCAAACGACCTTTTCAGCTCTGTCCAACGCCCGCGGAGGCTCGGGGCGCCCCTGTCCGGGGATGAGTGGCACAACGCTCGAGGCGTTAGTCGACTTTCGTCCACGGGACATTCAAGTAATTCTCCTCCCGCTATTAAGGAGTAAGAGCCGGGTTTTTCTATGAAAAACCGCCCGCCTAACCGTTTATGCAATTTAGCAATGTTGGGGCGTCAACGCGCCGCGAGCAACAGCACCCGAAATTTTTTGAGGCCCCCCCGCGTCACCGTGCAGCCGACAGCCGCGCCCACCGGTTACCGTGCCAATGCTGCTGACGCCGACACCCGTTCTTCAAGCACAGCGACCACCCGGACGGCTGGCGACCGCGGATCGAGATCGGGCGCGCGCACGATCCAAGACCGCGGACCGCGGACTACAGCAAAAAAGGGGGCAACAATACACATGCCTGATTCAATAGGGCTTTTGCCCACGGCAGTCCGTGAAGCCAATCACCAATTCCGTGAAGTCCGTGAAGTGGATTGCGTCCATACCTCCCTATCTAATTGATTTCAAAAGCTAATGACCAATGATTCGCGCGCGCGCGAGAAGTGTTAGGAGTGCAATGCAGTTCACGGACTTCACGGATTAAGAGTCTTCGGCAGTGGCCATTCCCTGGTCAGCGAAGGCTTCGGGCGGCCGTCAATTGGTCACGCAAGCTGAGGCTCGCCTTGGCGTAGATGACCCGGTTCTTGCCCTGGACCTTCCAGCGCCCGTCCGTGGTGCTGTCGGGGTTGCGCACCGAGGTATAGCCGCAGCGCTCAAGCCGATGCGGGATCGCTCGGCGGTTCCGGCGATCCAACAGCCATTCGGAGGCCGAGCCGGTCGCTTTGGCCTGCAATTGCTCCAGCGTAATAGCGTCGGGATCACCCAGCGCCTCCAGGACGTCCTTAAGGTCGGCATCTTCCGGGGCCGTGCTAACGTGAACGATGTCCCAGAACACCGCCGTCTTCGGTGGTGGCGCTTTCGGATCAAAGCCCGAGAGGTCGAATTCGCTGAGGTAAGCAGTGACGTGTGCAAATCCGCCATCGGCATAAAAGCGCCACAGCTCATTCCAGTAATCGGCTGGGAAGTCCTCCTTCTGATAATGCGACCAGGCGACGTAGTGCCGGCGATCATCGCCTGGCAGATACAGGCCGTCGGTGCGGTGGTTCGTCGTAATGATGACGCCCATGCAATTGGCGACGTAGTACTCCTTCAGGTGCTTTTCGTTCACTCGCAGTACGTCCGGCGGGTTTGCCGTGTAGACCTTGACGCGATCGTAGAACTTGAATCGGTCGAGGTCGCCCAGATCGTGCGCCTCATTAATGCGCAAGATCACTGCCTTGGTGAAGCTGTTGAATTGACCAAGCAGATGTGCCGGTAAGATCTCTTGGAAATTCCACGGACCGATGGCGTGCTTGACCGGCTCGAGCAGCGAATCCTTACCGATGCCGGGAGCGCCTCCGAGAACCAGGGCATGATTGATCTTGTCGCCGGGATTTTGGCGGTGATGCGCCAGCCACAGAATGATATGCGCGGCATCGTCGGGATAGATTTTGTAGGCGTGGTCGATCCAAGGCCGAGCTTTACGGGCATCGCCCGGAACGATGGTCGGCGGCCGATACTGATTGAAGCTCACCACACCGCGCTTTTTGATCCAGCCGCCCGCGACCGCCAGTTGGTCATGGATGAACAGCGGTAGACTGGGATGCCAGGTCGTTTGCTCAACGCGACGGTGCTCATCAATCCATACTGAGGCCGGTATGGTGATGGCATTGCCTTTCTTATCGAACTTCGGCTGGCCCGCACCATCGAGTAGCGGAACGCGTGGTAGGCGGACATCGACGCTGGAGCCCGGCCATAGCTCGCGGCACGGGATGAAGAAGTAGGCGTCCGCCTGAATCAGATAACGGCAGAAGTCTTCCATCGACACTGGCTGGTCATCGCTGGTTAGCGGCGGCGACACTGTCGCGTTAAATTTTGAAGCCATGGTACTCATCCTGAAAGTACGAGATCGTTGAAGTCCGTGCCCTTCGCTTCGGGCGTAAGTTCGATGACGGTGCGGCCGGTCCCATTCCAGCGCGCCTTACATTGCGCAGCGGCCGCGATCCCGGGATCGTCGTTGTCGACCAGGATGATCAGGCGCTCGACGCCGGTGATGACGGGGAATCGGCGCAGGGCATTGCTCGACAGCACCGCCCAGGCCGGCGTCAGCGACCCGCCGGCGTAGGGAATCCGCGTGGAGGCTGCCAGCACCGTCTCCAATCCCTCACCGACCACGAGTTCCGGTCCGGCCGGCCAGATCGTCACCACACCGGACCGACCGAGCATGCGTCGGTCGATCTTCTCGACCTTGCCTTCGCGCACTTCGAGCGCCGTCCGCTGGATTCCACATGGCGCACCGGTGTTCGGATCGCGCATGAGGGCGAGCAGGCAGGGCAAATAGGCGTTGCCGAACACGCACCGCGGATGGAATCGCAGATTACGGTGGACGTCAGCCGGCAGCTTCGTGGCGTCGATTTGCCGGGTCACGTCGAGGTACCGCTCCGCCATGGATCCGCGCAGGGCCTGCGCCAAATCCCAGATCGACTTGGCGAAGGCGAGCTTGTCTTCGGCTTCGTCGCCGTTCACTTCTGTGGACGCCCGCTTCGGCGTGCCCGGCCAGTCTTTGATGAAGGCGATGGCGTCGGCCTCGGTCATGCCCTCGGCGCGGGTGAGCCAATCGAGCCGACCGCCGTGCTCACCACAGGCGAAGCATTTGAAGTGATCCATGTAGATCGCACACGAGGGCGTGACGTCGTCGTGGAACGGGCAAGCGACCTTGTTGCCCGACGTCATCGGCAGGCCGACCAGCTCGGTCAAAGGCGCGATGTTGTCCGGCAAGTCGGCGACATAGTCTTCGTCGTCCTCACGCTCGACCAGGGCGGGATCGTCGATTGGACCGATGGCGGCGCGGGTCTCGTCGAGGAACACGTCGACGGCGGATTCGAGCACGACCTCGTCTTCGCGCGCGCTTACGTGTGCGTCGGCCACCGCTTCATGATCGCTGACGGAGATTTCGATCGGCTTGGCTTCCTTGCCCGCCTCCGGCGGTGCCAAATAGTGCGGACCAGAGTGCACCTTGCCGCCGATCGGCAGACCGGTCGCCCACTCTGGCAACTTCAGCAGGATGTCTAGGAATTTGGCATCCGTGAGCGATCCGATCGGGATTTCGACCGTGACCTCGTCGTGGCAGTGGAACACCACATCGATTCCACGCGATTCAAAGCGTTCGATGGCGGCGGCGAGTAAATCGCGGGCGGTGCCCTGGACGACATTCTCCACGAAGGTGCCGAACCAGCCACGATATGGCGTCCACCGGCCGCGAGCGTTGTCCTTGAATTCAATATCCGGCGGGGCGTCCTCGAAGCGCGACGGGATGAATCGCGCCTCGGGATAGGTGATGGCGCGACCGGACGGCAGCGTCAGCGTAAGATTACCGTCCAGATAGGCGGCCACGATCGGCGGTTGCGGTGCTGGCGATACCAGGACCGGCTGGCCGGTTTTCATCGCCACCCGAATGGCGCGCGGCAGGTCGTTCCAGAACTTGCGTGTCGCCGGGTGGGCGTTGCGCCATTGTAGGATGATGAACCTGATTTCCTCGTCGGAGCGCGGATCGTGGGGGACGATGCGCCGCCACGCGCCCACAGAGCCGCCAAATCCCGATGCGAGCTCGCCGTTCTTGCCCAGCTGGCGCTCGGCGCTGTCTATTTCGGCATCCTCCGCCTTCTGCAGCATCCGGCGGGCGATCACCCGGTACGGCTCGATCTGCGTGTTGCCGGTCTGCTGGAATTCGCGATACGCCAGGAGCTTCCAGCGCTCGCCGGCGAGCCAAGCCAAGACGACTGATTCAATGGCGGAGAAGTCGCCCGACTTCAGCTCCATGCCCGGAGCGGCGCACAGTGCGGCCCGCGACACGTCACCGAGCAGGCTCAGCGGGTTGCCGTACTGGGCAATGCCTTCGCGATCGCCCGCGCGGATGGAGTCCACGACGGAGAGCGGCAGACCACTCTCGTTCTTCTTCAGGTTCTGCAATTGCGGCCCGAGACCGCTCCAGCGCCCCGGACCAGCGCCGTACATGCGTAAGGTGCCACGCATGCGATCGTCGAGCGGCGACATATAGGCCAGCATGCGGTCGAATTTTCTAACCGCGGCGCGAGCTCCGGCACGTCGGAGTTCCAGCAGCTGGCGGACGTAGTCGTCGGGCTTGCCGGCCAACACTTGCGCGACCGAGCGCTTGGTCAGGCTGGCCATGGCGTGACCGCGGGCGTTGACGGCCTCCAGAAATCGCTTTGTTTGGTCGACCGAGGTGATGTTGCCGGCGGTCAGTTCCTGGAGCCGGAGATTGATGGCCGTGCGCTCGTGAATCGCGAGATCGCGGGCGGAAGTGACGAACGCGCGGTCGGCGCGTACGCCGCGGTTATTAATGATGGCGTCCAGAATCTCACAGTGACGCTCGCCATCGGAGAGTGGCTTGAGCTTGGGCGATCGCGCGACCGCGCGCGCGGTGACGGTGTCGAGCGTGCAGCGCGCGATCGTTAACGCAATCTTGGCGGGGTCCCCATCAAAAAGCGGAACGGTCTTAGCCTTGCGCTTGCGGTTCGCCTTCGGCCGTGAGACCGCCAGCATGGCTTTGCGCGCCGCCGGATCCTTGCGGTAGGGCAGCCCGAGCGCGATCGCACACTTGTCCAGCTCTGGCGGATAGCCATTGGCCAATGCGAGCCGCATGGAGCAATGCCAGGCCTCCAGCGCAATCGGCGGAAAGCCGTAACGTAAAACCTGAATGTTGTGGTAGATCGCGTGGTCGAATCTGACATTGTGAAAAAACAGCTGCCAGTCTTTGGGATTGGCAGCGAGCTCGGCACAGACCTCGCGCACGGCCGGATTCGGGTTTGTCGGCCTCCAAACGAGCGGCTCGCCGTCGTCGACCACAATCACGAGGCAAAGAACGTCCGTGGTCGGATGAATCGCATAGATGTCCGCGCCGCAGTCGCGGAGGTTGGCGGCGCTCCTGGTTTCGAAATCGCCAAATGCTTCACGCATGGTTCTTGCTCCAAAAAGCGCGGGAGGGCACTAGGGCCCTCCCGCGCGTTCGACTTGGTATTTG